CGCGGCTGCGGCGGCGTTTGCGCTGTTGCCCGTCAGCGTCAAGTCTGCAATGAGGACATTGTCCGCGTCCACAGCAACAAGAATTGTTGCGCCCCCAGAGGCGTCACCAGTAATTTCTCCGGGGCCATAAATATCGTTCGTGACCGTGATCGTTGATTTCACTAAGTAAGAACCGTCGGCCAAAGATATTGGCTTTCCAGTGTCCGCCGCCGCTTGAATAGCAGCAGTGTCGTTCGTAACGCCATCACCGACAGCGCCGAAGTCTTTGACCGACACATAATCACGGAGACGACTGGCTACCGTACGGTCTACTGCACCCGTGCCACCCTGATTATAATTAACTGCGGTAGCGTTAGGGGCGGTAATAATAGAAGAAGGAGCTACGAGCACACCATTAAGGCGCAGGGATTCAGCGTCAAGGTCGCCTACGTTGAGCAGATCGTTGGAGTTCATATCCAAATTTGTGTTCATGGCGTTAGGGGTCGAACCATCCAACGACAGAGTGTTGTCGAACGCATTACGGAGAGCCGTAAAGTTATTGTTCAAGGTCGTCGTGGAGTTGAACCCAGACGTAAGAGTTGTAATGGAGGGTCTTTTTGCCATGTTGCTTACTGAACCTTAATGCCCAAACGCTCGGCGTCCTCAGAGAGCAACGACAGAGCTTGTTTATCCATCTCTTCTTCTTCCTTCTCGGCCAGCTTCTGCTTAGCCTTGGAAGCACTCTTGTCGTCAAGCCACCCACGCTCCAGAAGAAGCTTAGCAGCACCAAACGAAGAACGGCCACCCGTACGCATCTCATCAGCGATAGAACGGATAGCTTCAGATTTGATCTTGATCTCGACTTCCTTACGCCACGCCTCTACGTCTTTCTTGATGTAGTTGCTGCGCGAGAGTTGAAGCCATGTCTCCCATGAACCAAAGACAGCCCAAGCGAAGGTGTACTCCGTAGGGTCAGTCACACAGTACGACAAATACAGCTTACGCAAGGAGGTGTACGTCTTACCGTCACGTTCAATGTCAGCTTCCTTAAGAGTGAAGATAACATGCTCAGGTTCGAAGTAGGAGAGTTCCCAGAAGAGGGACTTGGTGCGTAGCTTACCTTGTGACGTACGTAGCTGAGTCTCTGTGAAGAGCATGGTTTCTCTACCTTTGTGACGAGAACTAGTGTGCTCGCAGAGCTGCGCGAATCACTTGTGGCAATTATACCACACTAGATTCTGATTTGTCAACCCCCTACGTCAAGATACCCTATGAGCGGAAATCCGCCTATAGATGACGACAAGAAAGATAGGGCTTGACAGAAGTGAAAAACCTGTGTATAATAAGCTATCGGTTCCCCGATTGGATATACTATATACTCCTATAGTGATTCGTTCTCTCAAGGTACCCCTACGTTCTCTTCCCTCAAGGTTCACTCCTACGTGGTACTTAAGGAGAAGCTACAGATTCTGCCTTAGGTGGGCCTTAGGTCAGACTGATGCAGATTCCGTAAGTATAGCGTCTGTAAGATAACCGATACTTAATGCACCCCTATGGTTCACTCCGTAGGGGTTTTCCTTTTGCTATAGACCATTCTTCTTCATCCAAGAGTAGACCTTACCTACCTCGTCAGATACAGCGTCAGACTTAATCCTGTTAGCCTTCTGAGAGATTACTGCAAGGTTACCTACGACGTAACCTAGGCTAGGTACCATACGGTCTAGCGTAGGTGAGTCATCCTTCATTTTGTCGTTAGTCCAGCACAGAGGGATGCCAAGCACAGGACATACCTCAAGGTCTGCAATTAGGTCGTAAACGTCAGTAGGCTCTATTGTAAAGGGAAGGCCCTTCTTGTCGGCTCTAGCTTTAGCTCCCGCCCAAAGGCGATACCAAGGACTATAGATTTGCCTAGTGCCGTTAGGAACCTTTACTCTTACGTTACCGCCAAGGTCTAATTTTTCTCGTCGGTATCGTTCTTTGGCAGCAGCCCTTGCCTTCTCTTTTCTCTCAGCCTCAGTCTGTTTAGTTTTACCTGAGGACACAAACACTGTACGACTAGGGTACATCAGGTCGTAAAGATATCCTAGCCGCTGCATACGATCTTCTTGGCTCAGTGGCTCACCGTAAGTAATAGTCAAAGCTGTGCCACCTAGCTCTGCAATCTTAACCTCTCGGCCCATGTCTTTCTTTGAGAGACGGTTATCCATTTTTCTTTTGATAGCTGCTTCTGATGTCGCTGGCATGTTTACCTCCTACCTGCTTGTGTTGTAAGTATACCACACTAGAACCCCCTTGTCAAGACACCTGTACCCCCTTAGACTTGCCAAATTTTATAGCGCGACTGAAAAGGATCATTGTACATACAGAGGCTACCCCCGCGAACCCCCGCCTCCGGGTTCACCAACGTGATCACATTCGTCTCCCCGCATGTGTTCCTGCCCAGTTTGTTATCACATTCAGTTATTCGCATGTGTGCATGTGGGCAGCTTGTGGTATTCCTGAGTGTTTACCTATGTTAATGCCTTTAACATTGTAGGGGCAAAGCACTAACGTCACATTCAATAACCCGCATGTATCTGATTACATTCAAAGATTCATATGTGTGCACCTACGCACAACCCAAGCCAATACACATTCACGTATCCGCATGTTTGCACATGTGCCAGCCAAGGTATCATATTCCATTTGCTGCATGTGTTATAGTATAACATATCTGTGTCGTTCCCTTACGCATACGCGCGCGTGTTCCATTACCCGCAAGATCAGAACGTTGACCTATGAGAACGAATTAGCAACATCCGATAGCATGAGAACGAATTAGCAACATCACGTCGTATTCACGTTATTGAATGTAAACTATTTTCTAACCCATTGTTTTCTAACGATTCTTTTTTAACACAATCCCGAAAGTGGGCGTATAGTTAACTCATCGAAAACGAAACAACAACGGAACGCCTAGAGGGTCAACAAACTCTGAATACAGCATAACCCGATAGGGGCCTAGGTTCAGGACGGCGTGCCATAGCACAAGGAACGACACAATGCGTATGAACATTCACGACGTGGTATCTGTTGAGATTGAAGCCACCGAAGAGCTAGGGTCAAGGACGAAGGTTCGCACCCTTATTGTGATGGATGCCAACGGGAACAAGTATGAGCTTACCTTGTTTGCCAAGGATGCCGCCGCATTGCAGGTAAAAGTAGGGGCAATCTAACATGGCAAGCTACATCACAGACAAACGGAACGTTAAGGCTATGGTTGCAGCACTGGAAAAGCTGCCCAAGGCACAGGTAACGTGGTCGGATGCGGGCGTATACGTCAAGCACCCTAGCGGGAAAGAAGTATTCCGCGCCATGGTGGGAAGCACTGGCAAGTATCTTGTGCGTCACCCCGACGAATTGTTTATCTAGGGTGCAGGGTATGCTAACGTCTATGCTACTGGTCTCAATCATGGCGGGCTTTGTCGGGCTTGTCGTAATACAGGAATAAGGGGAAACACTATGCAGATCGAACAGTTTACACTTCCCGCATCATGGGCAAGCTTTCTTGTCAATGGAGATGTGTCGGGCCTTACTGATGATGAGGTTGCGGAGATTGACGCTATGTTTGATGAGACAGTCAAGCAAGGGTATATTCGCTTTGAGGTTATGTCATGCGATGATGAGCCTTACTTTACCCGGTACGTCGACTTTCTGCCCCGTGGGCCTATGCGTGAAGTGCTGGCCTATCAGGTGCGAACAGCGTAAAGGATTGACAGAGTTTTGCCCATGTGCTGAGGTGTATGGGCAATGCTAAGGCAATCTTAAACACAGAGGGACATGCTATGGGTTTCGCAGGCAACATCCTGTCAGTCTATGAGCTGGCAACACCAGAGGAAATACATCACGGCATGACGTGGTACGCTGAGGCACAGGCTGATGCTCAGGCTATCGCTGACGATTGCGAATTGCCCTTGCATGTGGTGGTAGGTGTCATCTCAGCTTTGTCGCCAACCAACCTATGGGGGCAGAACGTCAAGGATGCAAGGCTATTCTGCGAGACGTTTGTGAATGGCGGATACTATACTGACGTGAAGGCCAGCACATACAAGAAAATGTGGGAAAAGGCTTGGGCTATCCTTGAGGCTGTGCCTCTGGACTGTCAGCATGTGGCGACGATACTTAACGGCCCTAAGATAACAGATTTTTTCTGGTGCATCATGGGACATGACAATTGCGTGATTGATGGGCATGCGTGGTGCATTGCATACGCTGATCGCAGGGTCATGCAAGAAGTGCCTAGCATTGGCAAGAAAGCACGGGCAGAATTGCAGGATGCCTATCGTGTGGCGGCACATACTTGGGGCTGCAAGGCATACCAGATGCAGGCTATCACATGGGTGGCATGGCGTCGTATTCACGGCATCAGCTAAGGGAAAGGGAAAGATCATGGACTATAACGCAATCAAACAGGAAGCCAAGGCACTGGCCCATAAGGCGGGGAAGGATTGGCTAGACAAGTGGTATGGTGGCCAAGATAGCGGGGCATGTGGCTTTGCATGGGTAAACATACGCCCCGCCAATAAAGGCAACACTAAGGCAGGCAAGGAAGAACGCAAGGTGCTTAGGGCTATGGGCTTTGAGCTTGACTGGACAGGCAAAGAGTTTCAATGGTGGAACCCGTCTGGCCTTCACGTTCAGAACGTTGATGCTCTACATCAAGGGGCAAGTGCTGCGGCTAAATACCTTAGGGAACAAGGGTTTAGCGCCTATGCTGGAATGCGGTTGGATTAATCTGGAGGATATGGAATGGACAAGGATAAACTGGTGTCGTTTCTTGATGATCTAGCGTATGATCTCAAGGTGGTGCAAGCTAATGCGTCACAGGCTAAGGCAGAGGCGTTCAGGTCGTATGATGTGGCGGATGCTGTCGATGCACTGGATAGCGTGATGGATAGCGTCAAGGCTATTCGGGATAGCGTCCTGAACGTCAAGGAAGATTTAGAGTATCGTTCAATCATGGAGAATGTGAGATGACACGCAATACAGAATACTTTGCCACTGAGTTAGAGGCACACAAGAGAGGGGAAGACTTTGTAGAGGCTTGGGGCTATGGGTATGGGGCAACCTATGCAGTATGGCAAGCAAAGGATGGTCGCTGGGCCTGTGATACCTCACGCTATTCAAGCTGCGACTAAGGAGCTAACGCAATGAAAAGGGAAATTGACTACTTCGACACAGAGGTGGAGGCTATTGCCGAGGGTGAACGCTGCAAGGCTTTACTCTATGGCTATGGGTATCGGTATCAGGTATACCATACGGATGATGGGTGGGTCTTGGATTCCACCAGATACACAACCTGCGATTGAACATAAGGAGACGACAAATGCTGACAGATGCAAGAGACTTTATGATTATCCTGTGGATCGTGATGCAAGGGTTTGGCTGGTTCCACCCGGATTCCTATGGTATGTTCCAAGCTCAGGTCGAACAGGCTTACCTTGAACATGCAGATCGCCTTGGCTACTGGACAGAGGAGTGACTATGATGCACGTGAAATACCTTAAGGAACCCAAGCAGGCTAGGTTTCCCTCAGGTGATCCTAACCTTACGTGCCTCACTAAGAAGCGTGGTGACCTACGCAAGGCTGTAGAGGATGCAGAGTGGCTAGGGGAGGCTGAACGTCTCTCCAGTATGGAAGAAGAACTGTTCTGGGTAGAGGATCAGATCGCCAAGGGCTACCTCTATGAACCAAACTTCTAAGGAGCCATGCTATGGCTGGTGAGATAGTGGGCATCCTAGTGACTGTTGCAATAATGTCACGCCTTGATCTCGTCGTCTACTTTCTTTATCGTGTCTTCAGATAGCTGTTGACGGATCAGAGAAAGTTGATACCCTAGGGCTCTGCCCTGCAGAGGGTCTAATGGTATAGACCTATAGGCAGGCTATGGCAGACAGCATCTAACGTAAGGACAGAACGTAATGACTAATCTAACACATAAGCCTTGCCCCTACGTTGACTGTGGCAGCACTGATGCTTTCTCATGGGACGACGACAAGGGTTGTGGTAAGTGCCACTCATGTGGTAAAGGTTATCCTAGTCGTAAGTGGCCTAGGTTTGATTGGGCCTCAGAAGAATACCCTACGCACCACATCACAAGAGAGGATGCAGCCAACATGAATACCCCTACGCTATCTGTCGTCGCTGAGGAATTCCTTACGCCCGTCTATCGGTCCATGCGTTCGATCTCCGAAGATACTATGCGCTTCTATGACGTTAAGACTATGGTGAACGCTGACGGAGAGAGCGTCAAGCAAGCCTATGTCTATCCGTCTGGTGGTCGTAAGGTAAGAACCCTTCCTAAGTCTTTCCGTGCTGAGGCTGGCCTCAAGGGTGACGAGTTGTTCGGCATGGACAAGTTTAATGCGGGCAGTGCTAAGGCTGTCGTCATTACCGAGGGTGAGCTTGACGCTATGTCGGCCTTCCAGATGCTTGGTGGCAAGACGCCTTGCGTAAGTATCCCGTCAGCGACCCCTAGCCAGAAGCTCTTCGAGAAGTGCAAGGAATGGCTTGACAGCTTCGACAAGATTTATGTGTCGTTTGACAGTGACAACAAGGCTGAGGGTGTGGCTGAGAAGCTTGCTAACCTCTTCCCTAACCGGGTGTATGCCATCCCCCACGACAAGTACAAGGATGCCAATGAGTTCCTTGAGGCGGGTGCGCGTGAGAGCTATCGCAATGCGTTCAGCCATGCGAAGAAGTTTATCCCTGAGAATATCTTCAACACCCCCGACCAATTCTTGTCGATCCTCCATGACGATGATGAT